GGGTCATCATTCTGTGCATCTCTTTCAAGTCCAATAACAATATCACTTAGCTGTCCTATACTTGCTGAACCTCTTAACTGTGATAGTGATGTTGCTGCACCTTCTTCATGTCCTTTGCCATCTGGTCTTCTCAAATGAGATACAACCATCATAGCAACACCAGTCTCTTGTACTAAAGTTCTAAGTCTAGTCATGATTTCATCTAATGCTCTTCTCTCATCACCATGACTTTGGTCTGATACAATAATACTAACATGGTCTATGACAATGTATTTACAGTCTAAACCTTTTGCTAAAAATCTAACCCTTGATACTATATTATCAATAGAGTTAGAACCAAAATGGTCAAACATAAATACTCTACCAGTACCTACTGTTTTATCAAAGTAAGTTTTCATTTCTTCTTTACTTAAATGTACATCAGGTAAATGTAATCTTTGATTAGCTTCAATACTCATTAAACCTTTTGAAGTTATTACTGGTGTTTCTTCTAACATTAACAATCCAATATTATCTTCTGTTGATTTAATAATATGATGTACTATCTCTCTCATTACTTGAGTCTTACCTAAACCACTACCTGCAGTAAAGGTGACTAACTCTGATGGTCTGATACCATAAGTTATTTTATTTAATTCTTCAAATGGATATTGAACAAATGATTTAATAGTAGGTTTTGTTATCTCATCAAACAAACTATTGGCATTTATAATTCCATCTGGTGCAAATACTTTTGCATCCCAAAAAGATTTTACATATGCTTGTATTTTATTTTTACTTAAACAATCAGAAGCATCTTTGAAGTCATTAGGTAAATGCATTATCTTACATTTTCCTGGGCTAAATAATTCAGCTACTTTTAATGCTCCTTCTTTTCCTTGTTCATCATTGTCAAAGTTTACAATTACATTATCAAATTGTTCTAACCAATCTAAACTATTCTTAACATCTTTAACTGCAGAAGTAATACCATTCTTAATACTAACTACTGGTGTCTCATACTTATCTGTCTTAAACATTTGATAAGCTGATAGAGCATCCAGTTCTCCTTCAGTTATAATTACATATTTATTTTTTGTAAATAAATGTTCACCAAACAATCCAGAAAATTTTGTATTACCTTGAATACTAAATTCTTTTAACTTAGTAAACCTAGTTTTAGTTCCTATCTTAGCACCCTGCTTATCATGATAAGGATAATAATGATTAGTTATATTACCCATACTATCAATCTTAACAGTCACTCCATACTTCTTACAAGTATCTGCTTTGATATTTCTATCTACTATTTCTGCAAAGTCTGATTGTCCTACGAAATCTTTTTTCTCATGTTCTCTGTTAACTGTTGTAGGTTCTTGTTCCATATTGTAATCTTTCATATACTCTTGACATGAAAAACAATAAGCTGAATTGTCAGCATTAACAGAAACTGCATCACTACTACTACATAATGGACAAGGTAAGTGATACTTTACAAATCCATTTTTACTTTGTTCGTTCATTTGCACCCTCATAAATTCCTTTCAAATAAAAAAGGACTGCCGACCAACTACAAGCCGACAGTCCTAGGAGTAGAAAAATGACAGCCATAATTTCTTATGACTGACTGACTATACTAAAATTCTTTAATGTTGTCAACACTTCCATTAGAAGTATTTCCTGCTTCAACACTAAAGTCTTCTTTTGGTACATACTCAATTAAGTCTAGTACTTGGACAGCTTGTAAGTCTAACCCTACTCCCTTCTTACCTTTGAAGTTCCATTCGTAAGGTTTATACATTACTTTAACTCTACTACCATTACCGACTATTTTATCAAGTGGTTTTTTATCAGCATCCACTAATTGTGGTTGTTGATTTTTATCACCATTTGCTTTTTGTACTTTTCTTTTAAACCTAATTATATTAGGTATTGTTTTTTCGTCTATTGTTGTTTCAGCAACTGAAATTCCTTGACCCTTAAAATCCTCTGCGTCTTTAGAATCAACTGCTAAATCAATTCTCCACATAGGTTCAAACTTTTCGTTTGGTCGTGTCAGAGAAGCCCAGTATGCTGTGCCTTCAATTATCGCCATATGTTTTTCCTTTTGTTAAATTTAAATTTATCATTTCTCATAGATGTCTTTTACCATATCAGTACCCTCCTTGTCAACACTTTCAGAGTCTTTATTTTCTTCAATGTTTTCAAGGACTTCTGTTATCTTTTCATCTATTACTCTTTTGATTGTTTGTTTTTTGTTGAGTTTCTTCTCAAGTTCTGCAATCTTTTTACCTGCCGATTGCACATCTTGATTAGCTTGTTCAAGCTGTATCAAAATTTTTTTAATCCGAGAATCTTTTTCTTCTATAGTATCAGTTAACTCTTTTTTATCTTTAGTTAAATCTGTTATAGTATTTTTATATTCTCTGAGTAAATCTTTATCACTCATTTAAATTTTCGCACCCCTTCTTTTATTGTCATTTTGTTTATTCTTTTTATACTATCACCTGATTTAGTTAATCTTATCCAATTAACTTTAGTATCTTCAGGTAATATTTTTAAAAAGTTTTCTGCTGTCCACTTATATATTTCTTTTATCTTTCCATTGTGAGTATTGATTGTATCTATATGCCATACATTATTACCACTATCCCAATCAAATCTTTCTACAATACCAGTACTCTTAAATCTTTTTTCAGCTTCATTACTTAGAAAAGCCCAGTTAGTAAATGCATATGCAACACCAGTAGTATCATATTTAAATAAATGATACTGGTCTAATGCTATACTTGGTATTATATAATCAGCTAACTCTTTTGTTGTCATATGTTTCCATATCTGCTGTTCTTTATATAACCTTATAGCTT